ATTCAAGAGGGAAGCATGGATGATTTTATGAATAGGATGGGATTAGGAGACCCTGACCCATCCAATCATAGTACGGGGTTCAAATCTGCAGATGAAATTGTAGATTGGTTTAAAGAAGAAAGACCTGATGATTGGAGACAGCGTGACTGAAGTTGAATGGATTGACAATGCTTTTTGTATTGAAAAGGCAAGATTTCTTTGGAACAGTAAAGATAAAGAGGGTAAGTATCTTGTCTCTGCTTTGACTGATAATGCATGTATCAGAGCAACTCGTTTTTATTTGAAAGGACTTCAGGAAGGGTGGCCAGAAGATACAGTTCGTCATGAAGGAACTGTTGGTGGCAAGTTGTAGTGTATCAACCTGAACAAAAAAGTAGTATCTGATACGCTTGACACATATATAGTAATGGGTCTATAATAGACCTACGTTCATCCACTTCGGTGGACGCAAGTAAGTCGCGGAACGGAGCGTTCATCCTATGTTATCAATTTTGACTGTGTTTGCCCTTCATGTTCCACCTGAGATGTATCTTAGGTGTGAAGACTTTGACTGGTTGGCAAATCGTCTGGCGAGAACTGAAGTTTTTACCGTTAGTGAGAAATTAGATCTTCTTACTAACTGGATGAATCATACAGATCCTCATTGTTTTGATAACAAGGACGCAAACGACTGAAGGAACGGGAGTTAATTCACCCTAGTATTTCAGGAGTAACTACAATGAACACACTTCTCATGATCAAGAAGCAGATCCAAAAGGTTAACGCACTTCATGACGCACAGATTTCTCACACTACATATCGTGGTGTAGATTTCCAAGTTGGCAACCATGAACCAAAGGAAACACATGGTACATTCCAGTATCGTGGTCACATCTATAACAAGTGATTGTCAAACAAATTAAATAGTGTTAGAATGGGAGTAGTATTACTCCCTTTTTTTATGGAAAAGGACAAACTAAAACTGATTGTCAGAAACTTAAAATTGCTGGTGGATGCTCTTGAGTCTGAAGTCTATTCAGATGTTGAGGCATATACAACACAGTATCAAGCACCTATTACAGACTACGAAGAAATTTTTGATGATGACGATGGATACCCAGACTAATTTAGATTGGAGATACAGTGAGGAACGTCTCAAACTTAGAGAGAACTGTCTAGCAATATTGCTCAATAAGTATGGGAGTGTTAGAATAGAAGAGCAAGATTATTCTACACAAGACATCTATGAGTGTGTTGACACTTGGATCTCTCAGGGAAACCAAACATCTTTTGGAATTGCTGCTTACTTCAATGCGTACTTCAGAGGAAAATCAAATGTACAATGATTTAAATGAATTTGAAAGAGCATTATCTCATTTTGGCACACGTGTAGATGTCATCTGTGCAATGGAAATAAGTGGTAGAATTAGTGCTGAGACTGCATATCAAAACATCAAAATGGAACTAAAAGAACTTAAGAAAGTGAGGAAACAGGAAAAGAAATGAAAGTCAATCTAATCTCAGTAACCCCTGATGCAGAGAAGCACATTGCATATTGTGCACGTGTGAGCAATCCAAGTAATCAAGGTAATGATTCCTTTGAAGGTCTCCTCAAGTATTGCATCAATCACAAGCACTGGAGTATCTTTGAGCAGGCATTTATGACTCTGGAAATTGAAACTACCAGAGGTCTGGCAGCTCAAATACTGCGTCACCGCTCATTTACATTCCAGGAATTTTCACAACGCTATGCTGATTCTTCCCTACTCTCGTCGACGATCCCTCTTCCAGAACTCCGTCGTCAAGACACCAAGAATCGTCAGAACTCTATTGATGACTTGGATCCGCAAGTCATTGAGAAGTTGAATTATCAGATGAATACTTTGTTTGATTCTTCTATGGCATTGTATCAACAGATGCTTGAGTCTGGTGTGGCAAAGGAGTGTGCTCGTTTTGTGCTTCCTCTGGCAACTCCAACCAGGTTGTATATGTCTGGATCACTGCGTAGTTGGATGCATTACATTGATCTGAGGTCTGCCAATGGAACTCAGAAAGAGCATATGGATATTGCCAATGCTTGTAAGGAGATCTTTGCAGAGCAGTTTCCAACCATTGGTGGTGCTCTGGAGTGGGTCTAAATATAAAAACATTATGAGGTAAGAATGGCCACATACCCTGTGAGACATAAAGAAACTGGTGAAACCAAAGAGATTACCATGAGTATTCATGATTGGGACCAGTGGCGTGATGACAATCCTGATTGGGAGAGATATTACACTCCTGAAAATGCTCCCAAACTGGGAGTGGAAATGGGTGAGACATTTGGAAAACTTTATTCCAAATATCCAGGATGGAAAGATGTAATTGGTAAAGCAAAGAAAGCACCAGGTTCAAATCTCAAACACTACGACTAATTAAGTAATGCCAAGAAAGAGTAAGTCAGGTATTGGAAGCACTAACCCAGTTCTATTTGGTATGAGCAACAGAGTTATGAAAAGAAAGAAACCAATCAATCTAGATTATATCAAAAAGATTGAGGCACTTACTGATAACCAAGAACTCTTTTTTGAGGAGTATAAGAAGCAGCAGAACATGGTTGCTTATGGTTGTGCTGGCACAGGTAAGACCTTTATTACCCTCTACAATGCCCTTCTGGATGTCTTAGACCCAAAGACACCATATGAGAAGATCTACATTGTCAGGTCCCTTGTGGCTACCAGAGAGATTGGTTTCCTGCCTGGTGACCATGAGGACAAGTCATCTCTTTATCAGATTCCATATAAGAATATGGTAAAGTATATGTTTGAAATGCCTGATGATAATGCATTTGAGATGCTTTATGCTAACCTCAAAGCACAGGGAACTATTAGTTTCTGGAGCACCTCATTCATCAGAGGTACTACATTTGACAATGCTATTATAATTGTTGATGAATTCCAGAACCTCAACTTCCATGAACTTGACTCTATGATTACTAGGGTTGGTGAAAACTCCAAGTTGATGTTCTGTGGTGATGCTACCCAGTCTGACCTTATTAAGACTGCAGAGAGAAATGGAATTGTAGATTTCATTCGTATCCTCAAAAACATGCCATCTTTTAGTATGGTAGAATTTGAAGCTGAAGACATCTGTAGAAGTGGTCTGGTTAAAGAATACATTATTGCTAAACATGAACTAGGTCTATGAGTTTTACCCATATTGAAATTGATTATCCTTCTCTTGACAGGGAAACTATTGATGGTGTTAGATATTATGACACTCCAACAGGAGAGAAGTTAGTATCTATTACTTCTGTTATCAGTCATTACAATCGTGAGATCTTCCGTGAGTGGAGAGCAAAGGTTGGTAATGATGAAGCAAACAAAATCACAAAACAAGCAACCAGTAGGGGAACTGATATGCATACCCTTACTGAGTGCTACTTGTGCAATAGAGAAGGTCCACCAGTACAACCTCTCTCAGAGTATCTTTTTAAGCAGGCAAAACCTGACCTAGATAAGATAGACAACATTCATGCAATTGAACAAGCACTCTTCAGTAAAGAGTTGGGAGTTGCTGGTACAGTAGATTGCATTGCTGAGTATGAAGGTGAACTTGCTGTGATTGATTTCAAAACAAGTAAAAAACCAAAACCAAAGAAATGGATTGAGCATTATTTTGTACAATGTGCTGCTTACGCTTGCATGTTATATGAGATGACTGGTATAATGGTAAAGAAATTCGTTATCATTATGTCATGCGAGAATGGAGAATGTGTTGTCTATGAAGAATATGATAAAAGAAAATATATCAAATTGCTCTCCCAATATATTAGAGAGTTTGTTGAATTCAAACTACAGGAATATGTCCCAATCTGAAGAGAACAACATTGATAAAATTCTAGAGAATAAATTCTATTGCTCTCGCAAGTTTGCAGAAGAGATTGAATCTATCGCCCATCAAAACAATGGGATGAGTTATATTGATGCAATTGTCTTGTTTTGCGAAAAAAACAATGTTGATGTAGAATCTGTTCCTAAGTTGATTTCCAAACCACTTAAAGAAAAACTTAAGTGTGAAGCAATGGAACTCAACTTATTGAAGAGAACATCACATGCTAAACTTCCATTATGATACCAAAAGTGTCACCTTTTGAAGCCTATAAATCTTACCTTGGACTGAAGAACCATTTTACAAGAGAGTCATATGACTACCACAAGTATTGTGGAAAGTCACGTGCTTCTCTTCAGAGTTTTTATAAACGGAAGGACAGATTCTTTTTTGAAAAACTGAGCAGACAAAAAGATGATAGCGAAGTAGTTGAGTTTTTTGTCTCTAACTTTGTTACTTGTGATGATCCCCAGTCTCTTTGGATTGGTGAGATTGTTAGAAATGGTGAGCAAAATTATACTGATTGGAAACGTAAATTACAATCACTTACCTATACCTTCAAGACTGAGGTAGAGAATATATTTGATGGTAAGAACTTTGATAATATGTTTAAGATTGAAGGAACAAAGCATCCTTCCATTGTCAAAGAACATCTAGGTAAGAATGTATCATTGGAAACACTTGTTCTTCTCAATAAGATCATTGGGTTTAAACCAAACTTTGATAAAAAGTTACAAGACCCTGTGTGGAAATTCCTATCAATGAGGATGGATAAGTACGATTCTTTCCTACATATAGATGTATTCAAATATAAGAAAATTTTGAAACAAGTAGTTTGTGGAGAGTAATGAGTTTCTTTCAATCAGAGTTTGTTCAGCAAGAAATGAAAGAGATTGCTGAAATACAAGAAAAGATTTATGAAAAGGTCTTTTCTTTTTCCAGTATGGATAAAACAGATAAACTTGAACATGTAGAAATGTTAGAGGAGTTGCTGAAGAAGCAACAAGTACTGTACACTAGAATGAGTCTATCTGATGATCCTGAAGCGAAGCAGATGAAGAATAATATTATTTCTTCTGCTAGACAACTTGGATTTCCACCTGATGTGGATCTTAGTTATGTGTTTTCTAATATGGCGAATATCATAGAAAACATGAAGAAGTCCATTAATGAGTCTGCTTGACAATCCAATCAAAAGATCCTATTATTCATGGTTCAAGAGGCTGCCTGATCCTCCCCCAAGCCAAAGGACAAAAGCCAAATACAACAAATACGGAGTCTATCAAATGAGTTTTTCTGATCTTAAAAAGCAATCTTCTCTTGGTTCCCTCACCAACAAACTGGTGAAGGAAGTAGAAAAGATGAATAATACTGGTGGTGGCGCTGATGACCGCCTTTGGAAACCAGAAATGGATAAGTCTGGTAATGGTTATGCTGTCATTCGATTCCTGCCTGCCCCTGATGGAGAAGATCTGCCTTGGGTCAAACTGTTTTCTCATGCCTTCCAGGGTCCTGGTGGGTGGTACATTGAGAACTCCCTGACTACTATTGGTGGTAAGGATCCTGTTGGCGATCTTAACAGGGAACTGTGGAACAGTGGCAATGATAAGGATAAAGAAACTGTTCGCAAACAAAAGCGTAAACTCTCTTTCTATGCCAACATCTATGTTGTAAAAGATCCTGCCAATCCTCAAAATGAGGGTGGAGTATTCCTCTATAAGTTTGGTAAGAAGATCTTTGACAAGATCATGGATGCAATGCAACCTGAGTTTGAAGATGAAACCCCTATCAATCCTTTTGATTTCTGGCAGGGCGCTAACTTCAAACTGAAGCTGAAGAAGGTTGCTGGTTACTGGAACTATGACTCTTCAGAGTTTGATCGTCCTAGTCCTCTCTTGGATGATGATGATGCTATGGAAGCAATCTGGAAGAAGCAGTATTCACTCAGTGCATTTACTGCTGCTGATCAGTTCAAGTCTTATGATGAACTGAAGAAGCGTCTTGATTATGTACTGGGCAGTAAGTCCACTCGTATGTCAACAGTAGAAGAGGAAACAGAGTATGATAACTACGCAGCAACAGAGCAAAAGTCTGTCAGTGAGGAAGAAGTATTGCGAAAGCTTGAAACCTCCTATCAACAGTCAAAGGCAGTTGCTGAAGACAGTTCATCTAGTTCTGTTGATGACGAAGATGACGATGCTATGAGTTACTTTGCTAAACTTGCCGACAGTTGATGAAGTATAATCAGATCTGTCTTACACTTTTAGTGATAGCAGCATATGCAAATCTTCTGAGGGGGTAATACCCCTCTTTTTTTTATAGGTATAAACTAGTAGGCATAAATTTTTGTATCATTTTAAACCAAAGTCTCATACATATGATAGAATTATAGAGGTGAGAAAAGTGTACTAAAATCGATTTTTATTATGGATTCATTTGCATGTGGAGGTTGTCATGCACAATTTAATTTCACACAATCAATTGGCTGGATGGAAACAAAGTGTTGATCGTTTGGAAAAAACATTAGACCAAACAATTGACGAGTCCCATCTACTTAATGATTATTACAACTGTCTAATTGAATGTGATGAAGATCAAGGGACATGTAAAAGGATTTGTAGGAGGATTTTAGAGTAAATTAAAAAAGGGGGTTAATGACCCCCATTTTTTTTATTCATACAGTCTGATGTTGTCCCCTACTGCTAGATTCTCATCAACATATTGACTGCTACCACTCTTATACAATAGACCTTCTTCAAGATCATTAAGTATTTCAGAGATATATTCTCCCTTTACAACGTAGATATTTCTCTTATTATCTTGGATCTTATCTTCATACTCATAGTTAGTCACCATAGTAGTTGTGTTTGTATTGGTGACTA